CCATCCCGCCGGTGAAGAACAGGCGGCGGCGGAAGAAGGCCGACGGCTCGCTGCTGTTCTTCCTGCAGACGTACTTCCCGGACACGTTCAACCTGGGCTGGAGCGACGACCAGCGGCAGCAGGTGGCCGACGCGGAGGCGATCATCAACGGCGGCGGGCAGCAGGCGACGGCCGCCCCGCGGGGCGACGGGAAGACCAGCCGGGCGGTGCGGAAGGCCCTGTGGGCGCTGCTCACCGGGCGGCGGCGGTTCGTGATGATGATCGCCGCCGAGCAGGGGTTGGCCGAGTCACTCGTGGCGGTCATCCGCTCGGAGTTGCAGTTCAACGACCTGCTGGCGGAAGACTACCCCGAAGTGTGCTACCCGATTCGCCGGCTGGAGAACATCACCAAGCGGCAGCAGGGCCAGACGGTCGGCGACGAGCCGACGCTCATCCGGCTCACGTCCGCGGAGATCGTGCTGCCGACGGTGAAGGGGTCGAAGGCGTCCGGCGGGATCATCCGGGCGGTCGGCCTGACGGGGAGCGTGCGGGGCCAGATCGCCACCACCGGGGGCGGCCAGACCGTCCGCCCCGACCTGGTGCTGATCGACGACCCGCAGACGCGGGAGAGCGCCCGCAGCCCGACGCAGGTGAACTACCGGCTGAACCTGCTCAACTCGGACGTGCTGGGCCTCGCCGGGCCGGGGAAGAAGATCGCCTGCTTCGCACTGACGACGGTCATCTACGCCGACGACCTGAGTGACAAGCTGCTCGACCGGGACGCGAACCCGGCGTGGGGCGGGCGGCGGTACCAGCTCATCAAGTCGCTGCCGTCGTGCTTGGATCTCTGGGACGAGTACGCCGAGGCGCGGCGGGCGTCGCTGCGGGAGCACGGCGACAACCGCGACGGCAACGCCTTCTACCTCGCCCGCCGCGAGCGGATGGACGCGGGGGCGGTGGCGAGCTGGCCCGAGCGGTTCAACCCGGACGAGGTGTCGGCCGTCCAGTCGGCCATGAACATCAAGATCGACCGCCCGGCGGCGTTCGCCAGCGAGTACCAGAACGACCCGCTCGCCGAGGACCTGGGCGGCGGGGTCAAGTCGCTCGAGCCGGCGGACGTGGCGAAGCGACTGAACGGGGCCGACCGCGGCACGGTGCCGCCCGGCGGCACGCGGGTGACGGCGTTCATCGACTGCGGGGCGGACCTGCTGTGGTACGCGGTGGTGGCCTGGAACGAGTGGTTCGGCGGGGCGGTGGTCGATTACGGCCCGTGGCCGCGACAGAACCGCAGCTACTTCGCGGCGACCGACGCCCGCCCGTCGCTGCGGGACGTGCACCCCGGCATGACCGACGCCCAGCGGGTGCACGCCGGCCTGACGGCCCTGGTGCCGTCGCTCATGGGCCGGTCGTTCCCGGCGGCCGGCGGGCAGCTGTGGGTCGACCGCCTGCTGATCGACGCCGGGTGGGAGCCGACGGCCGTCTACCAGTACGCCCAGGCGAGCCAGTACGCGGGCAGCGTCTACCCGAGCAAGGGGATCGGCCGCAGCACGACGCAGGCGGGCGTGGGGCGGTGGAAGGTGCGGCCGGGCGAGCGGAGCGGGCACCACTGGCGACTCACGCTCGGCGAGACGAACCGGACGCGGGCGGTGCAGTTCGACCCGGACGCCTGGAAGTCGTTCGTGCACGCCGCGTGCGTGGTGCCGGTCGGCGGGCCGACGGGGCTGACGCTGTGGGGAAAAGACCCGGTGGCCCACGAGCTGTTCGCCGCCCACCTGGGGGCCGAGTACAGCACGCCGGTCACGCTCCGCGGCGACACGTTCGACAAGTGGGTGGTGCGGCCCCACCGCCCCGACAACCACCTGCTCGACTGCCTCGTGGGCTGTGCCGTGGCGGCGAGCGTGCAGGGGCTGACGTGGAACGCCGACGGGTCGGCCGCGGCCCCGGCCGAGCGGAAGAAGGTGAAGCTGTCCGACCTGATGAAGAACCGCCACGGGGGCTAAGCATGAACGCACCGGCCGCGACCGCGAGACGCCCGAAGGGCATCACCTGCCCGACGTGCGGCACCCGCCTGCACACCCGCCGGGTCATCCCGCTCGCGGGTGGCACCGTCCGGCGGGTGCGGGTGTGCCGCTCCCGCACGCCGGCCGGTGAGATGGTCGGGTGCGGGTACCGCTGCTCGACGTACGAGACCGCCGCCCCGCCCCCCGGCACCGGTACCGCCCCCCGGCACCCGTAACACGTATCTAGCAATTCGTCACACGCCTGCACTCCACAGCGCCCGCCGGCCCGGCGATGATTCCCACTGACACGCCGTCAGCGAGTCGTCGCACATGGCCACCGCCGCCGAGATCGCCGCCGCCGCCGCCGAGTCCGCCGCCCTGGGCGTGTCCTCGGTCACCACCGGCGACCAGTCGGCCGCGGCGATGAAGCCGCTCGAGCAGATCGCCACCGCCGACGCCATCGCCGCCCGCGAACTGCTCGGGGCGACCAACCCGCAGGGCGGGCCGCGGTCCCCGTGGGGCATGCTCCGCCCGGCCCAGGCGACCCTCCCCGGAGGCGGCTAAGTGGCCCTCGCCCCGGTCACCATCTCCTGCCCGGTGTACAACCCGGTCGCCGACCGGCGGGCCGGGCCGGACGCCGCCCGCACCAACCGCCAGGACCGGCGGCACTGGGAGCACGCCGACGGGCTGGCCCCGGTGTCCCAGCTCACGCCGCCGGTGCGGAAGCGGCTCCGCGACCGCACCCGGCACGAGTGCCAGAACAACACGTACGCGGCGGGGGCGGTCAAGACGCTGGTGAACGACACGGTCGGCCGCGGGCCCCGCCTGCAACTGCTGACGGATGACGACAAGCTGAACGCGGCCGTCGAGGCTATGTGGCGGGAGTGGGCCGCCGCCGCCGACTGGCCGCTCACCTGCCGGCTGACGTGCGGGGTCGAGCTGGTGGCCGGCGAGTGCTTCGGGGTGCCGCGGGAGAGCAAGCGGCTGAAGCGGCTCGGCCTGCCGGTCGAACTGGACCTGCGGCTGATCGAGCCGGACCAGGTGAGCCACGGGGTCGATTCGAACTGGCTGTTCAACAACCCGCACGGCGACGACGGGGTGGTCTGCGACGCGGACGGCGAGGTGGTGGCGTACAAGGTGCTCAAGGCCCACCCGGGCGACCAGCGGGCGCTGATCGGCCGGCCGTGGCAGGCGGACACCGTGTCGGCGGACGACGTGCTGCACTGGATCCAGCCGCAGCGGCCCGGCCAGCTCCGCGGGGTGACGCGGTTCACCCCGGCCCTGCCGATCTTCGCCCAGCTCCGCCGGTTCACCTCGGCCACGCTGACGAGCGCCGAGGTGGCCGCCTACCTGTCCGGGGTGTTCGAACTGCCGGAGAGCATGAACCCGCCGGCGATGCAGGACGGGAGCGTCACGGCCGACACGATGGACACCTTCGAGTTCGTCAAGGGGATGCTGATCACGGTGCCGGGCGGCGGGAAGGTGAGCCAGTTCAAGCCGGAGCAGCCGACCACCGGGTACGACGCGTTCGTCAAGGCCAAGCTGCGGGAGATCGGGCGGGCGGTGAACATGCCGTACGGGCGGATCGCCGGCACGTTCGTCGAGCACACGTACAGCGGCGGGCGGATGGAGGAGGAGTTGTACTGGGGGGAGCGGGACATCGAGCGGCAGGCGATGGAGGCCAAGTTCTTCAACCCGTTCGTCCGCCGCTGGCTCGACTTCGCCCGGTTCGCCGTCCCCGCCCTGGCCGCCTACCGCGGGCCGCTCAACCGCCTGCCGTTCGGCTGGCAGTACGACGCCCGGCCGACGGCCGACGCGGTGAAGGACGCCACCGGCGACGAGCTGAACCTGACCAACGGCACGGACACGCTGTCGGACATCGCCGCCCGCGAGGGGATGACGGTCGAAGAGCTGATCGCCAAGCGGAAGCGGGACATCGAGGCGTGGAAGGCGGCCGGCCTGCCGCTCGCCCCGTGGATGGCCGGCTCAGCCGCCCCCGCCCGCGTGGGGGACGGGCTGCCGCAGAACCCGGCCGACGCCAAATCGGAGGCCGCCCGTGTCCCAGCCTGAGACGATCACCGCCCCGCGGTTCGCCCACGTGCACGACTACCTCGGGGCGTGGTGCATTGAGGAGCGGGCCGGTCACGCCCTGTGGCAACTGGCCAAGGGCAAGGACCTGTTCGCCCACGTCGAGCTGCGGCTCGCGGGCATGGACGACGACGGGAAGGCCGCCCCGAAGCCGAGGGCGGCCGCCGAGCTGATGCCGGACGGCCGCGGGAAGAGCGTGGCGACGGTACGGGTCGAAGGCACGCTGATGAAGCGGTCGTCGTCCCTCGCCGCCAGCTCGGGCACGGTTCAGATGCGGCGGGACATCCGGCAGGCGGCGGACAACGCGGACGTGTCGGCCATCCTGCTTGCCATCGACAGCCCCGGCGGGACGGTGGCCGGCACCGACGACCTGGCCGCCGAGGTGCGGGCAGCTTCGAAGAAGAAGCCGGTGTACGCCTTCGTGAGCGACCTGTGCGCCAGCGCGGCGTACTGGGTGGCGAGCCAGGCCGACGCGATCTTCGTGAACTCGGACACCGCCCTGGTCGGCTCCATCGGCACGGTGATGACCGTGTACGACGTGTCGAAGGCGGCCGAGAAGAACGGCGTCGAGGCGGTGGTGTTCGCCACCGGCCCGCTGAAGGGGGCGGGCACCGACGGCACGGCGATCACCGCCCAGCAGCGTGAGTACTTCCAGCAGATCGTCGATTCGGCCCAGGGCAGTTTCGACGCCGCCGTGCAGAAGGGCCGCGGCCTGACGGCCAACCAACTGAAGGCGGTCCGCACCGGCGGCGTGTTCGACGCGGCCGACGCCGAGGCCAAGAAGCTGATCGACGGGGTGAAGAGCTACGAGCAGGTGTTCTCCGCCCTGGTGAAAGAGGCGTACGCCCGAAACTCCAACCCCCGGCCGGCCCGCCCCGCGGCGTCCGACCCGGTCCCCACCCGAGGTGCCGCGATGCCCCGCGAGAACGACGACGACACGGTTGACCTGACCCCGGCCGGCAACACCGCGACCGCCACCCAGACCACCGACCCGGTCGCCGCCATGCGGCGGCAGATGGCCGCCGAGCTGAAGCGGGTGGCGGCGATCAACGCCATCGACGGGGCGGCCAAGCAGCCGGCCATCGTCGCCCAGGCGATCGAGGAGAACTGGGACCCCACCCGGGCCGAGTACCAGATCAAGCTGGCCAACCTGCCGAAGGTGCAGGCGAGCAACCCGCACTTCGTGTTCGGGGCGGGCAAGTACCAGCCGGGCAGCGGCACCGTCGGCAACGGGGCGAAGCTGACGGACGTGATCGCCGCGACCATGCAGATGAGCCTCGGCCGGTCCGGGCTGGACAAGGCGTACAAGCCGGACGTGCTGGAGGCGGCCCACGAGAACTTCCGCGGGTACGGTCTCCAGCAGGTGCTGCTCCTGGCCGCCGCCCACAACGGGTACGCGGCCGCGCCGGGCGAGCGGATCACCAACTCCAACCTGAAGGCGGTGCTGCGGGCGGCGTTCCCCGGCGGCGACCCGCGGCAGGCGAGCGGCGGCACGTCGACCATCAGCATGAGCGGCATCCTGGGGAACGTGGCCAACAAGGAGCTGCACGCCGGGTACATGGAAGGGGACATGAGCTGGCGGGAGATCGCCGCCGTGCGGTCGGTGTCCAACTTCCAGCAGTACACCTCGTACCGCATGCTCGACGACATGGAGTACGAGGAGGTGGGGGCCGACGGGCAGATCAAGCACGGCACCGCCGGGCAGGAGAGCTACACCCGGCAGGCGAAGACCTACGCCAAGATGTTCACGCTCAACCGCCAGAGCATCGTGAACGACGACCTGGGGGCGTTCGACGACCTGCGGAACCGCCTCGGCCGCGGGTCGAACAAGAAGTTCAACAAGGTGTTCTGGACCGCCTTCATCAACAACAGCAGCTTCTTCACCGCCGGCCGCACCAACTACATCAGCGGGTCGACCACCAACCTGGACACCGACGGCGTCGGCCTGGGCCTCGGGGTGAAGGCGTTCCGCCAGATGACCACGGCCACCGCCGACGGCGCCAAGCACCTGAACGCGGACACGCAGAACCCGGTGGGCGGGGGGACCGGCGGGCGGCCGGAGATCCTGCTGGTGCCGCCGTCGCTCGAGGGCGTGGCCGAGGTCACCTACCGCAACCAGAACCTGGGGGCGGTCGGCAACTCGACGGCCAACATCTACGCGAACAAGTACCGCCCGGTGGTCGCGTGGCAGCTCGAGGACAGCGGGTACACCGGGTACTCGGCGACCGCCTGGTACCTGCTCAACAACCCGGCCTTCCTGGCCGCGATGGTCGTGTCCTTCCTCGACGGCCAGATGGCCCCGACGGTGGAAGAGGCGGACGCCGACTTCAACGTGCTCGGCGTCGAGTTCCGCGGCTACCACGACTTCGGCTGTGACCAGGCCGAATACCTCGCCGGCCTGAAGAGCAAGGGCGCGGCCTGATCGCCACCGCCCGCGACGACTGAACTGCCGCCGCCGGGACCGCCCGGCGGCCCACCACCCGAACCGAGTGTTGACCCATGGCCGAACCGATGGCGAAGGACGGCAAGCCGGTCCGCGGCACCCCGCTCCACCGGCTGAACCTGGAACTGACCAGCAACCCGGACGTGGAGACGTTCCACCTGCACGCCGGCGAGCTGCGGGACGTGGCCAAGGCGGTGGGCAAGGGCAAGGCGGCCGCCGCCGTGATCGCCCTGACCAACGGCAAGGAGCCGTCCGAGAAGGTGCGGGTGAAGGCCGAGGACCTCGCCGCCCTGGTGGACGCCGCCCTGAACGGACCGCCGGAGCCGCCGGCCGACCCGAAGGCGCCGGCGAAGTGACCGACCGCCGGGCGACCCGCCCGGCACACACCGGGTGGGCAGGCGCTCGTCTTGGGCTCATAACCCTCGAATGGCTGGTTCGAGTCCAGCACCCGGCATTCCGACAGCTCAGCCCCACGGACCCGCCCGCATGGCCGCCGACGCGACGAGTACCGACACCCGCAAGAAGGCCCTGCTCGGCATGCCCGGCTACGGCCAGGTGACCGGCGGGGCCGCCCGCGGGTTCTTCCGCTCGTCGGCCAAGCTGGACGTCGTGCTGCGGATGCAGGAGAGCTCGCTCCTCGCCCAGAACTTCAACGCCCTGTGGTGCGAGGCCCTCAACCTGCACCGCAAGAGGGGCCTCGACTACTTCGCCATGATCCACGCGGACGTGGAGCCGCAGGACGGCTGGCTCGACACGCTGGTGGAGGAGTTGGAGGCGAAGCAACTCGACGTGCTCGGCGTGGTGGTGCCGATCAAGGACGTCCGGGGCGTCACGAGCACCGCCCTCGCCCGCGACGACGGCGACCCGTGGCGGGTGCACTGCCGGCTGACGATGAGCGACGTGCACCGCCTGCCCGAGACGTTCACCGCCGCCGACATCCCCGGCGGCCGGCCGCTCCTGCTGAACACCGGCCTGTGGGTGTGCCGGTTCGGCGACTGGTGCCGCCAGGTGCGGTTCACGATCAACGACCGCATCGTCGTGGACAAGGACGGCGATTACATCCCGCAGGTGGAGCCGGAGGACTGGTACTTCTCCCGCCTGCTGCACGGGCTGGGCCTGAAGGTCGGGTGCACGCGGAAGGTCGACCTCGGGCACCGCGGGCACATGGTGTTCGGCAACAGCCGCGGGTGGGGGAACAACACCTTCGACCGCGAGTACGTGGCCCGCTCGCCGCTCGACGCCGACCTGGGCGACGACTGGTTCCCGCACCGGGCGGCCGGCTGGCTGACCGAGGCGGAGGGCCGGGAACTGGCCCGCTGGGCGGCCGGCAAGACGGTCCTGGAGGTCGGCTCGTACTGCGGCCGGTCCACGATCTGCCTGGCCCGCACCGCCAAGTGCGTGAACGCGGTGGACACGTTCGACGGGCGGGGGACGGCGGCCGAGGGCGACACCTTCGGCACGTTCACGGCCAACCTGGAGCGGTACGGGGTGGCGGCCAAGGTCACCCCGATGCGGGGCGAGTCGGCCGCGGTGCTGCCGTCGCTCCCGCCGGTGTACGACCTGTGCTTCATCGACGGCAGCCACGACTACCCGAGCGTGGCGGCGGACGCGGGGAACGCGGCCCGCTGCCTGAGGCCGGGCGGCGTGCTCGCCTTCCACGACTACCGGTCCGGCCGGGGCGACGAGGGCGTCACCCGGCTGGTGGACGAACTGATCGCCGGCGGGGCCGAGCTGCTCTCCCGGTGCGACTCGCTGGCCGTGGTCCGGCCGGCCCCACCCCCCCCCGCAGGAGTCTGACATGGACACCGTCTTCCGGCACGGCGAGCCGATCATGATCGATTACACACCGTCGGGCGGCAACGTGGCCGTCGGCGACGTGGTGCTGATCGGCAACACCGCCGGCCTGTGCTGCGGCATCGCCCACTCGGCGATCACGAACAACGTGAAGGGCGCCCTGGCCGCCGGCGGCGGGGTGTACGACGTGACCAACCTGAATAACGCGGCGAACGGGGCGAAGGTGTACTGGGACGACACCAACAACAAGGTGACGACCACCAGCACCAACAACGCCCTGTTCGGGTTCATCGTGACCGACGGCGGCGGCGGGGCGAACAGCACCGCCCGCGCCCTGCACGCGCCGGGCGTGTGACCGACCCGCCGGCGGGCGTGCCGCCGGCCCCACCACCGATTGAGGGCGACCCGTGAAGTACGAAGTGCGGAAGGCGGCGTCGTGGGGCACGTTCGCCATCGCCCCGGCAGGCCGCGGGCAGCCGGCCAAGGTGGTGGACGCCGCCGACCTCAAAGTTGCCGACGGCAAGCCGCTGCCGGCCGACGTGGTGCAACTGCTGGTCCGCCGCCAGGTGCTCGTCCCGCTGACGGCCGCCCCGGAGTGACGCCGTGAACCTGCACCAGCGCGGCCAGGTCCTGCTCAACCGGGTCACGAAGAGCGAGACCGGGACCGGCGTGAGCGTGCTGTACACCCGCGGTGCCACCACTGCCCCGCTGGTGATCACACCCGCCACGCCGGACGCGGACGCCAGCACGCAGCCGTCGCCCACCGGGCGGAATCAGGACAAGGAGCGGTTCTACTTCGTCGTGATGGCCGACCTGACGGCGGCCGGGCTGAACGAGCCGCAAGACGGCGACCGCATCACCGAGGTGATCGGCGGCACGCCGACCGTGTGGGAGGTGTCCCCCCGGCGGACGGAGCCGAACACGCAGTGGAACACGCAGCGGGACCGCGTCCGCGTCCGCTGCATCCGCAAGGTGCTCGCCTGATGGCCTTCGACCGCGCCGACGACCTGTGCGACCTGGCGAAGGCCGTCATCGAGACGGCCGCCGCCCTGCCGGCGAACGAGATCCCCGGCACGGAAGTCGAGGTGGTGTGCGAGGACGACGCGGACATCGACACCGGCGTCATGGCGCCCGGCAAGCTGAAGGTGTACGTGAGCTGGGAGCAGTACGAGGACGCCGGCCCGGCCAGCCGCGGCGAGGACGTGACCGACTACACGCTGGTGTTCATCGCCGTCGAGGTGACGGCCGACGCGGGCAAGGTGTCCAGGGACTGGCGGAAGGTGCGGACGAAGTGGGTGCGGGCGTGCGTCGTGGACGCCCTCGGCGACGCCCGCCGGGCGAAGCGGCTGGACGGGGCGTTCGCCCTGCGGCTGGACCGCGTCGCGCACGACCTGGAGGAGTTGACCGAGCGGAAGGCGTTCTGGTGCGGGGTGGCGATCACCCTGCGGGACATCCGGCCGAAGGCGGTGTGAAGTGGCCCTCGGCAACCCGCTCGGCGGACTCGGCACCCGCTCCCTGGGCCAGATCAAGAACCTGTTCTGGGACCGGCCGGCGGTCATGCGGGCGGCCGGGCGTGCCCAGGCGAACGCCCAGCGGCGGTACGGCGGCTACCTGCGGCGGGTGGCCCAGACGAGCATGCGGTACCGGAAGTCCGCCAGCCCGCCGGGGCAGCCGCCGAGCGCCCACAAGAGCAAGCGGCTCGCGGCCCTGAAGAAGATGAAGCGGGCGAAGCACAACGGGGCGCTGCTGCGGGAGTTCCTGTTCAGCGTGCGGGACCCGAGCGGCAGCACGGTGGTGGGGTCGATGGGGTTCAAGGGCAAGGGGCAGCCGGTGCCCAGCCTGATGGAGCACGGCGGCACCCGGCAGGCGTACAGCGGCGAGACGATGGCCGTTAAGAACCCGGCCGGGCGGGACGAGAAGGGGCGGTTCTACAGCCGCGGGGTGCAGCTGGTGAAGATCGGCGGCAAGACGCTCCGCTACCCCGCCCGGCCGTACATGCGGCC